AATGAGTGTTTGATAATTGAATCCGGATATGATATTCCCTGCCAGATTTCTGAGAATACCTCCTGTTCGTAACCATCCTCTGGCCAATTTTCTTACAGCATCCACCACATCCCCTTCAGACTGCAGAAGCTCGATCTCTGAAAGGGCAACCTTTCTCTTGATATTACTTCTAACCTTTCTGTGTGGTAGGTCCGAGGTCACTAGTGGATTTCTGATCCTGACGGGATCATAGTTGAGGTCCTGATCAATTTGTATCTTGCTCTCTGAAATCTCCTCCATATCTTCCATGTCAACCTCTATCCTTGCGCTAACACAGCCTATTCCAGATATCCAGGTGGAGGCAAGAATTGACTCAATTGTGAGAAAATTTGCTTGTACCATTGTGGGATAATCCTTTGATCCAAGCTCACCCATTAGGTTTGAGGAGAGTGACATGTGACTCGCAACATTCGGTGCATAAGATATGAAAGAGCCACTTGCCGCTCCCTCAACATCATATCTGTGTCCAAGTGTTCCTCCCACAGTTAATGGAGCGTATGCCAAGAGTTGTTCAACTGGAAAGTTGAGCCTGCTTTGAACAACTCTTGTGATTAATTGGTCCGCAGAACCACCTGGATCAGCTAGCACTTTCTTGATGGATAACAATTTGAGACATCTAAACACACTTGCCCCTTTTACTTGGACCTTCTCAGTTTTGTATGCTGTCTTCAGAATTGTTGATGAACCCAAATACGGTGTCTCCCTTCCTCGAGTCTTGAAGGGGTCCGAAGTGTTTTCTGAGTTCTTAATTACAACAATGATTGGTTTGTTTGGAATCTCACAAATTGTGTCTGATTTGATAGGACCAAGATCTAAGGGATGAACTGTCAGGACCCCGAGAGGCGGATTTTTCCATTTGCTCCTCATATAATTGGTCTGTATGAATGCCCTCTTCATGTGTCCCGGACTGCATCTCAACCCGTCTGACAATCGTCTGGCCATCCCTGAGATATAATCAAGATCAGCTGTCATTGATATGTCTGAGGACTCTATCCCAAATGCTCTGCTGACAGTTGACATCGTTCTTGAGTTGGTAAACTTTCTGCTAAACTTGTCCACGACCCCAGTGATAGATTCTCCATAGAGATCATGTGCAATCTTGGCATAGTTAGGAGTCATGGTTGATAAGAGGTGGATCAGCTGCTCTTCATCACTCTGACATGACATTTCGAGAAGTTCCCTAATTTCTGGATTCCGAGTCTTGTCAAGCAACTTGCTCTTGATTGCTGTAGCAACGGCCGTGGATGGTGACAGACTCGTCTGTATTGGAGCAGAGAATGGATCAAGGATGAGCTTCTTGGGAGAGGGATTCTTGCTGTAAGGTTGTCCTGACTGGAAGTATCCAATAATCCTGCTGATGGACTGGTTTGATTCCAGGTACATAAGCCATGTGTTGGCAGACTCGAGAGGATCAGGTATTCCTCTATTGTTATACTCAAAGAGTGATGTTGTTGAGAAAAAACCCAGTGGTCCTGGAAGAACAGTGATAAGGTTAATGAGTCTATCTCGTTGTTCTGAGTTCAGACACTTCCACTCAAAGAGTTTTCCGATGGTCTTGCCATGTAAGAGAGACTTGACCATTTCTTCATTGAGTGTCATCGCAGTCACAATATGCTGCAACCAGTAAGATGACCATGGTTCAAGAGATCTATCCGTTGCTGCTAATCCTCCACTACCTATACTTGACACGTAATCAACCCACATCTCCTTGCTGTACGAGACAAATGAGGTCGACGCACTGCATTCCTCTGCCTTAATCTCGTGACCATAGACAGGCGCTCCATTTTCGAGTGCTGTCATGACCTTTTTGGTCTTCGACCGGACTACTTTCTGGATGTGCTTGTCAGAGTCGTCATCACGAAAATGGAAGTATAATGATATAACCTGATTGTCCCCTTGACCTGTTAGTGAGAACTCAACCCCTAGGTGCCATATCAGGCGATGGACCAGAGCAATTGTACCAAATGTCCACGCTTTTTGGGCTATGCCTTCACATCCTCCTGTATGATTCTTCCAGATTGTAGG